CTTCTTTATCTAGTACATCATATACCATTTTATTATCGTCACCTTTGTACATAGACACATAAGGTTTTTGTTCAGTGATGTTATCTGCCCAACCTTCGATTATAGCGTCTTCAATACTTTCTTCTTTGCCGTATTCTTTTGTTTTGTCTCCGTACTCTTGTCCTTTAATATTCTTAAATTTTTTGAAGTCTTGTGGATCTTTTCTAACTTCATCTTTATATGCTGGATCTTTTTGCATTTTATTGTAATCATCTAGATATCGTTTTGCTAATTGAATTGCAATTTTTTTATTTTTTACGTACTCTAATGATGGTTTCCAAAAAGGTGCTCCTTCATTGCCAATCTCATCAGCCATTGAACTAGCAAAATTAGAAATAGTATCTTCTTCATCTCCATGAGATAATAATCTAGAACCAATATCGCTAAGGATAGTGCTTAATTTTGTGTTAGGTTCTGAAGTTTTTAACACTTGATTATTAAATTGATCTTTTGTGTCATCTTTTCTTAAAATTAATTTTTTGTTTGGATCACTTAAAAAAGATTGTATCGAAGGTGCTCGATCAACAGCTGGAGCATCTTCTTCGTCGTCGTATTCTGACATAATAGAATTAATTAAAGGTAACACTTGATCCACTCTCTCATCAAAGTGTTTTAGAGTAAACTTATCTTTAAGTGTGTTCTTAGTTTCGTCGTCAATTTCAGCAATTGTGCTAGGTTGGAAATTTGCTTTAACTGATTCATAATTTTTTTGTTTGGAAAGTCCTTTAACATACTTTCTCATTGTTTCTAATTTCATTTTGGCTTTTTCAATAATGTCACCTGCTGAATCATTCAATTGATCTTTGGTAGCAACATATCTAGAAAACGAATTAAGTTGAGCAATCTGTTCGCTCATTTTAATGATATGTTCGCCAAATTCATCGTGTGGTAATCCACCGTTGGCCACGTGTCGTTGCATAGCTCTTGCACCAGCTAAATGAACCACTGGATACTTAAATCTCTCACCATCTGCGTTTTCAATATATAATGAATTAATGTGTCTTGTTCTAGCACCTGGCATTTCAGATTCAACTGGTTTAGAATGTCTCACGATCAATCTAGTTTTATCTAAATTTTCATATGAACTTTTCTTTGTGCCTGTTAAACTTTCTGCTACTGTTGCCTTTTCAAGACCTGCTAGTTTTGTAATTCTGTTTAATTCTTCTGACATACCGTCAGTATTTAGCGTATTGTTGTTGTTTGCTAGATTCTTAAAATCCTGTTGTGATAGGTTAGGCTTAGTAATATCACGCACATCAAAGCCTATTTGATGCTCAACTGCAAAGTCTTTAAGTTCTTTTAGGAAAGAATACCAGTTGGTTTTGTTTTCGTCTTCTAATTTTTCCACTAATCCTTTGTTATAGAACACTTTCATAGTTTCACCATCGGCTAAACTGATACTAACTCGACCAAATTCGTCTGAATTTTCACTGAATTCAAAGTCAAAAAACACAGCATCTCCAGGATTAGCAGTTACACCGCCCATACTGTCGCCCAATTGAATGTTGGCAAACTTGCTTCGTACTTTATTGAATAGGTCGTTTGACGTTTTTGCTGAAATCATACTGTATTTATTAAGAACCTAGGTTGGCAAATATAGGCATTGGGGCAGTCCATTCGGTGGTTCTGTCAGTCCAACGTTCGAATATTTTGGGGTCAAAATCCGCTAATACTTTCATCATTCTAGTAGCCAGTAGCATAGCAGATACAAGGTCATCGTGCTCGCCTGGTTTACCCTTGTAGGACACTCCTGTGGCCACGAAGTTTTTAAGTTCCGATATCAAAGGTTTAGAGTTTATTTCTAATTTGTTATTTTCAACTAACTCTTTAAATTTAGCACAAGCATCTATTTTGTGTTTGGCAGTGGTATTAAATCCTCTTCTAAACTTACGTCTGTGTCCTTTTCGTATGGGCTCAGATAGGAACATACCTCGAATGTTTTCTTCTCCTATATCCATTACTCTCATTAAAGCCGCTTCTCCCAGTGTGTTGTTTTCCATAGAATAGAATATGCTAGGAGATGCTGTGGAATCCTGTTCCATTATGGTGTCGTGAATATATTTGTTAATTTCTTGTAGTATTCTTATTTGATGATTGGCAGGTGTGGTGTTATGATGCCATTCTGCTACCTGTTTGAATGTGGGTAACTCAACAACCTGTATAGCAGAGTAGTCTCCTCCTGTTCCAATTGACGGATCCAGTGCCACCATATAGGTGTGTTTAGGTTTGGGTTTAGAATACCAACGTACCTGTCCCATATTCCATATAGGATCTATACCTTCCATTTCTACCAATCGTATGCTTGAAATTAATGTTTCGTCAAAGATTAAGAATTCACATTCATGCTCTCGACGGAATCGTTCTTCACCGATTCTGGATTTCTCAGCCGCGGCCCATGCTTCATCTCGATCAGGGTGTTCTGACCAGTGTGCTTTCATAGCATAGAAACCATTAGTTCCTACCACATTGTCATTGCCATAATCATCATATCGTTTGAGTGCTTCTTTCCAAATAAGTGCGAACTGATCTTCATCTGAGTTTGGTGTAGAAGTAATCAAACATTTTCCTCCTGTGGACAGTGTAGGAGACAGTGAAGTCCAAAATTCTTTGGCCTTTTCAGGCGGTTGAACGAATGCAAACTCATCGCAGTAGATCATTGTTAAGGACATACCTCGTCCTGTGTTTTCTGTTGTGGTGGTTGCCATGATTTTGGAACCATTATCAAATTCTATAGAGTTTCTGTTGTACTGTGTTACTCCTGCTTTGATCCAAGATGGCAACATCTCATAACCATAACGCACTCGAGACATAATGTCTGATGCTCCTTGATATTTGTGTGCCGCAATTAGGATCTGTGAATCTGGTCTAAACATTGCATACCATATAAGGTATCCTGCCGCACAGGTGGTCTTGCCTGTCTGACGTGGTAGCATCGCGATACTGAATCTGTGATTGTTATAACTTTCGATCAGTCTTTCTTGATAGGGAAACGGGTTGAAAGCCATAGACCCTTTGACTGGATGCTGTATCTTGATAAAATTTTTCATGAAGTACAGGGGTCCTGTTTTAGGATCCATGCATTGTTCCAATTGAAGTACCTGCTCGTGAGTATACTTGTGTTTCTTATTGGCTTTTTTTACCTGTTCTGAATCTAAACTTACGTATGCCATAATTTTACAGTATTTAAGTAAAAACTATTACTTGATTTTAAAAGTATTTGTTACATTAGTCCACTTAATTGGACCAAACTCGTCTACGTGTCCTATCTCCAATGAGTGTATGATACCTTCTATATAATCATTCCAATAGTCTACGAATGTTTTCATTCTGGGATATTTAGGTGGTACGTCCAACGTTTGCCACCAAAATTCATTGAGTACATTGGAATAGTCTGGCATCTTGTAGATAATCTTTATCGATGTTAATCGTAATCCATCAGAATATTCTCCAAAGAATCTCATAAAAATATTTAGTGATTGTTGGTAAAAAAAATTATGCTACTGTAATTGAAGAAGCCGCAACTACTGTTGAACCACTGATATCAACTAAATTTGGTCCTACTGTAGATCCGTCGTCAACGGAATCACCGATTCTTCTCAATTGAACTTGTAATTCAGAAGCACTGTTTTGGCTTTTATCTAAAACCATGTGAATCTTTCCTGAAGCATCGTTAGTGATAAAGTATGCTTGAGGATTGAATTCTTTAATAATTTGTTCTACAGTTTCGTTAACAGCATCATCTTCTGCTCGTAAATCAACTGCTACGGTGTCACCTTTTTTGATTGTGAAAAGATAAACGTTACAGTTAGGACTATACATTGTGCCTACTGTTGCTTGTAAACCTGTTTCTCTAGTAACTGTTGCCATATGTCTTATTTACCTTTCTCAACTGCTTTAGCAATGTCGTGTGCTTTTGTGATTGTGCTCTTTTCTAATGGTGGAGTATCACCAGTAGATTTCATTGCTTGTGCCATACCGATCGCATAAGGATTTTTTGCCTTGGACGCTTCTGTTTGATATGCTTGTTTGAAACTTTCGTACTGTGCTCTTAGAGAGTTTGATAATTCTTCTTCTGACAATTCATTTTCGCCAATAGCCATTGGGTTATCACCACCCGCCGCTTTAACATAAGCACCTTTGGCTCTGTGTAAATCATCACTGCCTTTGTTTGTGATTGCGTCGATACCTTTTACAGATGTATTAGGTTCATTAGCATATGTTTCTTCTGCTTTACCGCAATTCTCACAGTCACAATCTGCACCGCAGTTGCCACCACAAGAACAATTGTCATCACATCCACAGCCTTCTTGTTCTGCTGGGTTGATCATTTTGTCATCCACAGGTTTTGGTTCAATACCTGCCAGTTTTAAAATTTGCATTAACACGCTCGCTTCTTGAGGAGTTTCAGCAGTCATTGTGATTGCTTCTTGTACTGTTTCTTTTTTCATTTCTTTATCCTTTGCCGCTTTTGCCATTGGTTCTGTTTTATCGCCGTCTTTGTCTAGATCTAAAAAGTCTGGTTTTGCTTCTTGTACAGACTCTTGACTCATACCTAATTCTTTTTCTAATTTTTCAATTTCTTCTTCTGTGTCTTCTGGATTACCATCCCCTTGACCAGCCATTTGAGCATTATACTTTGCTTTTAAATCTTTTAATCGTGCGTGTAGTCTTGCTTTTTCGGCTTTGTCCGTGGCAATTCTTTTAAACTCGGCTTCTGCTACTGATTCTTCGTACTCGTCTGGATCTGGTATGCTGGAAGTTTTTGAAAAGTCTCCTGCCTTTTTGGCCTGTTCCACTCGATCATAGAAGAAATCTATCAATCCTTCTTCACCTTTCTCCACCGCTGTCATCAGCATATAAGTAAAATCTTCTTCAACACCGTCCAAATGATTGAAGCGGTTCATGAAATCTATTTCTGTTTGACCATATTTTTTTAATTTTTCTTCGCCTTTTTTCTCATCGGTGGAAATGATATGACTGTGATCGATTATCAGTTCCATCAGTTTAGGTCCATATCGTTTCATCATCTTGTCAAAATATGCAACTCTTGGATCGGAACTGTATTTGAGAGAGGATGCAGTTCTCTGTTTGTCGTCTAATTCTGCTACTGGCTGTTCTGACTCGCTGAATTTCTCACCACTGAACGGATCTATGCCTTTGGCTCTGAGTGCATTGCCGATCTCTTCGACTTCGGCCTTCATTGATGGGAATATAGCATTCAACTCGTCATAGGCCTTGCCTTCTGGATCCTGCCTGCTGTATCCATCCAACTCTGTATCACCTGTTTCCATGTGTGCTTTGAAAATTCCTTCGGCATAGTTGTAGACATCTCTGGTTTTCATCTTGCTGTATTTCTCGTGCCATTTTTTGAATGCCTCAATCTGTTGAGTTGTGATTGTTGCCTCTGTGACTGGCTGTTCAAATTCTCTCAATTTGTTTAGGATGTCGATCATTTCCATAAATTATTTTCCTTTTGCTGGATGTGGGTTACCTTTGACAGGTCCTTTGTGTGCCGCTTTGACCGGAGAAGCAGAACCTTTTTCTTCTTTAGGCTGAATGTCTTGAGTTTTGTTGTCTGTGCCTTTTTCGATCTCGTATTTTTCTTGTTTAGCTTTTAATAATTCTTTTAATAGACTTTGGTTTGCTTTGTCACCATACACTTCGTCTGCTTTTACTTTTGGTGCGTCTTTGTATTCAACGTCTTGTAATTTTGCTTTGAATTCTGAAGTGGGTTTTGCTTTCATTTCTTCTTGATAATCTTCTGTAGGCTCGCCTGGCTTTCTTACAACGATTTGATTTACAGGCACGTTCATGTAGTCAGCCACATAAGAACGCATTTCAAATGTAGATGCTGGATAGTTAGTTACAGCATCAAATATTGTGACAGAAGTATTTTTTAAACCTGGAAAATCTAATGGAGTTTCTTGTATTGGTGTTTTTTTGCCTTTAGAAAGACTCTTAACATCGTACTTTTTCAACGCTGTTTCCATTCTCGCACCAAAATCGTCAGATATGTCACCAGCAACTTTAATTTTATACTGGTACTCTTTAGTGCTTTCTGTTAAATATTGCTTAAAATTACTCATATACAGCATTATTTAGTCTTTTTTCATTAGTTTCTTCATTAACTCGTTACGATCACTGATGATAGTGCCTTCGCTTTCTATAGGACTACCTGTGTCGTCCACACCGTCTTTGTCTAATTTTAACTTCTTAAGTTGCAGTTCGACCATCTTTAATTTATTCGAAATCTTGTTGTTTTTAGCATCTATAGCATTACGCAACATGGTAGAAGCCACTTCAAATATACGTCCGGAATAGCGTGAGTCTACATTCATACCTAGATCCATTAGATTTTTATAGGATTCTTCTGCTTCTACAGCCAGTTTATCCAATTCTAAATCACTCAGTTCTCCTAGCCCTTTAACCTGTGGCAATGCGGCCGCAATCTTGTCAAATTCTGCATAGGTTTTTTCCAATGCTTTGGCAGTTTTAGGATCTACATTTTTAGGGATATGTCTATCACTGTCTTTGTCTTCTCGTGCTTTTTCTTTGGCATCCACTTTTTTAAATGCATCTTTGACATTTGGTAAATTGAGTATGTCTTCTAGTTTCTTAGTCATCTAGGTATTTACTTGCGTTTACCTTGGTGGAATAATTGTTCTTCACTGAGCACTCTGAATGTGATTCTATTCTGTCGAGCATATGCATTTGCGGCTTCCCATTTGGCGTGATTGATAACCACCTGTGTTTTCTTAGCAATACTTTTACCAGCATCACGCATATTGGTTTGACTCATTGGTTTAACTTCAACCAGTTCAGCGTGTTTACGACCGTCTTTGTCCACATACACTATAAAAAAGTCTGGCACATAGATAGTGTATTTGCCTGTGATAGGATGACGATATGGAATTTTAATTGACTCAGAAGCCCACTGATACACATTTGGATGTTCATCACACAGTCGCATAAAAGAGTGTTCCCAACTGCTTCTATAGGTAGGAGTTTTTAATCCCACATATTTGGCAGGATTCTTCATAGTAAATTTACCGTGTGCAAATTTCATTGTAACTATGCTTTAATATTTCTAGAAACTAGATCTTTGGTTTGTCTGTCGTTTTTTACACCTAATCTACTAGATTTATATCTGTTAGAATTTAGTATTAATGTTAATAACTCATTGAGTTGAGCAAGTTCGGTTTTCTTTAAAATATCTAATATTTGTGTCACAGGCACACCATCTATTTTAGCCTGTTTTAATATTACATAAGAAATTTCTTCAGCAGGTTGTCTATCGAAATTTCTTTTTACAAAAAATCCCACAGTAGCATCATAATCATTGGCATTAAACTCAAATGGTTCTACATACTGATTTTGTGTAAGATTGTCTATAGTTTTTTTTAAAGTGTCTTTATCTTTTTGAGGAAGATTTGTATAAAACTCAGCCATGTTATAATGATGCCTTTTCTGCGTTTAAGTTAACTTGATTATTTGCTCTATTGATATACAAATATCCATCACTTACTAATTTAGTTGTGTCTGTTAGTGCTCTGCTTCTATAGATATTTTTAATAGAATTATCTGATGCATTATATTCTATTTCACTTTCATTAATACTAAGACCTTTTCTCGACCCTACCACTTTATAATAGATACTGGCCGCTACTCGGTCTTTTGCTACTTCGTTATTTTGAATCAAATTAAACGATTCTGTAGGTGACAAATATTTTTGTGTATCTAGTATTGGATTAGTAATAATTTTATTATTTGTAGTTGTTTGATCTAATTTATTTGCACCAACTAATCCAGCAACAGCGGCAGTTCCGGCTAATGCCGCCATATAATAATTGCCAGCTGGCGCGGCTATAATTGTGCCTGCCTGTTTGCCAATATCTATAACACCTTCTTTAACTATTCCTTTTAATTCTTCTTTGACTGCTTCTTTTGCTTTAATCTTTTTAGCGTTATTATAAGTATTAATTGCACCAACCACAGCACCAAAATAATCTCCTCGATCTGCATTTTCTATAACTGAGCCAATGCCATCTACAATACCACCAGGACCAAAAATACTCGTAGTTCCTCGACCTAATACACTCAATGGAGATGGTTCTAAATCATAATGCAAAGTTGCAAATCCTTCCATATTGTTTTTTCTAACTAAACCAGTACCGTATAGAACCGTTTCATAAAATATTTGCATAGTATTTGTCATTAATCCTTGACCGTCTGTTTGATCTAATGTGTCGTGACTAAAAGATCCAATAATTGGATTAACTAATGTAAATCTTGTAAATCTTTTTTTATGAAGAGCAAAAATTTCAATTGCTTTTAACAGTGGTTTTTTTCTAACGTTAGCATTGTCCATACCAAACTGAGTTGCAACTCTATCTGATCTATACATATCGTCTTTTGTAAACCCATTAGGACCGCCCACATTGCTTACACTGATCGAATCTGCAATATGATATTCATAATAAGATTTCCAAAAAGCATTCACAGTGTCTGCTTGGTCATCATGGAATGTTATTGTAACTGGATTATATTTTATTCTAGTTCCAACATATACTTTTTTATTATATTGAAGTTTTTCTTCTAAGTTCATATCATACCTAGGTAACTCGCAACTCTTAACGAGCATATTAAGTTCTAATTGTTCGTTTGTAGTAAATGGCCTTGCTGGCACTGTATTATCTATAGTGAATACAACGTGAAATAACCATTTTTGTTTGGGAGCAAGTTTATGGTTGTCGTCTAGATATAAACGACTCGCATGACGAAAATCTTTCATTCCTGGAAGACCGTTTGAGAAGCCTGATAAAAAATTATTAATACTTGGCATAGTGTTATTTATAGCCACAAAAAAAGCGTCTTATAATGACGCTTCTTTTGTTTTAAATGCTATTTAAAATTATATACCACCACCTGTGCTCAATGAGCCGATAGTTCTTGTTAATTGTGTGCCAATTCCGGTGCCTTGTGGAGTTTGTACTGCATTGTCATATCTTACTGTTAATGTGATTGTTACTGGATCGCTTGTGCCGTATGCCAATGTGTTGTAGTTCACTGCCTGTACAAATGAGCCATAAAGTTCCCAAGTTTCTAGTACGCCTGGCGCTGTTGCACCGTTACCACCATCAAGCATTTCAATTCTTGTGGTGAATTTGTAGTCAATGCCTGAAGCCGCTGAAGACTGTTCAAAGAAGTCAAACTGTTTCTGAACTTGTTCACCAACCAATTTAGATACTGCGTTGTTAACATCATCTCTAAGAGTGATTGAGATTGATTCCCAAGTGTGTTTACCAGCAAGTCTGACTCTTGAGTTGTAAACATCTAGTGTTACTTCATCGAATGTTAAATTTGGTCTTGAAACGTCAACTACTTGTTTAGTTAATTCTGATCTCGGTGTAGATACACCAAAGTTTTCAAGAACTACTCTAAATCTATATTGTAGTTTTGGCATCAACAAACCTTGTGATGCTGAACTTTGATCGTTTGCTAAAGGTACTGTAAATTTACTTAATGTTGATATTGCCATGTGTTATGCTCCTAGTTTCGCTATTTCGCCTGTGTTTTTAATTCTCAAAGGTATGTAGATAAATTCCACAGATTTCACAGGTTCAATCGCTATGTCTACATACAGTTCATTTCTATCGATTCTAGCCGCAGTGTTGTTTGTTTCGTCACACACAACTAAGAAGTCATACAGTGCTCTTTGTCCAACTAGTTCTAATAAGAAACTGTCAATTGCTCCTTTGATTTCATTTCGAGTTAACTGATCGTTTGGCTCAAATATAAAAGGTTTAGCAATTTTGTCTAGTTGTGTTCTTAGATACACTGTTAATCTTGCCACGTTAATTCTGTCCAGTGCTGAACTGCCCGTTGCTTTGGTTAAGTTACCGAAGTTAACAATACCAGTGCCTGAGAAGAATGTAAGTGGGTTAACTTTAACTTCGTGCATACTGTCTCTCACAGATTCACTCAATGAAACTGTTTGGAATTCACCACTTGCAGAGTCAATGTATCCAACTGCTGTTGCGTTGTCTACTAATCCTCTTCTTGTACCTGCTGGAGCAAACCAAGGGTATCCAACGTTGTCATTGTTTGCTAGTGTTCTTAGCATCATATGACTTGCTGGAACCACAATGTTGCTACCTGTGTTGTCAGTAGTTCTTCCTGATGGATAAAACACTCCTAAGTATTCGCTTGAAGTTACCAATCCGTTTTCGCCGTTGTCGTCTGCACCTGCTGAGTTGTTCGCCCAGTTAGTGATTGCAGTTGCTGAACTAGCCAATCTCATTGGTGTATCACCTATTACAAATGATGTATAATTTCTATCAGCATTTAGATTAACCATTTCTGAGATAACTTCAGTATATCCTGGACAAGAAATTAGATTAAATCCTCGTTGATCTTCTCTAATCGCTTGGTTTGTGTTAATTTCTGATTTAAGTTGAGCAACAATTACTTTTCTCACTGCTTTTCTACCAAATGTGCCTGAGCCATTTGCATTGTTAGCAGATTTTGTTGTCCATCTGTCTGAGAAGTATGCCGCAACTGATTCATTAGAATATCTAATGTTACCTTTGCCTGAACTACCTGAACCTGGATAAGTTGTTGTGTTAATGTAGTCTGCTTTGTATTCTTTCACATTGTAACCAGATCTTCTTGTGTTGTACAATAAGATACCTTTTGGATACAATGCTGGATCTGGAGCATCTGGATCTAAGAAGTTATCACTTAATAAATCTTTAATACTTGCCGCAGTACCAACTCCTCCTTCACTGCTGGAATCAGTTCTGCCAGACGCTTTATTATATCTAGCATCAGCAAACACAACACCATTTTCTGTAGTTTGGTCAGTTGTATCAACTGCCGCAAAATCTGCACCGTCAGCTAATGATGTGTCGTATCTGTAAATTTTTGGAAAGTTTTCTAAATCACTTGTATCAATCCATAAGTCACCGTTTACTAGTGCAGTACCGTCTGACTGAGTAGTAGGTTTAGTTGCTGAGAATTGAGGGCCATTAGGATCTGAAGTAGTTAATGCTGAACCATTGAAACTACCATTTTGGTAACCTACCCAAGTAGTACCATTATGAACCATAATATCTGCTTCTAAATTTGTGTCATACCAAAGTGTTCCATTTGCTGGGTTTGTAGTAGGAGCAGTTATTGAAGCAGTGTAAGATAATCTCTTCCAGTTAGAAGCAACCACAGATGCAAACTGTTGAGTTGAGTCTTCTGTAGCACCCGCTGGAGCATCATACAAGTTGTCTACCAGTGTAGCAGAGTTCTCTGTGTATGTTCCGTATGAGTGAGCATTGGTTGCACCAAAACCCGCATCATCTAATGGAGTTCCTGTAACGTTTGACATTCTGATTTCACCACCTAGTGCGTGTGTAATTCTAATTGCACCAGTTGATAATACTTCTGCAGAAACATTAGTTAAACCTGCCGCCGAAATTGCCGCAACAAAGTCATTCGCCGCTGTACCATTTACTGTTGCTAGTACCGGAGTTGACATAGTGCCACTTGTTTTTACTGATTCTGAAATATAAAATGTGTTACCATTTGTGAATGTTGGAGCAGTGTCGTTTGATGTGACAACTGTTTTTCCACCTTCGTATCTAAAAAGTTGGAAGTCAGCCGCTTTATCTGTAGCATCAAAAGCACCAAGTATACTTTGTTCAGTTATGTTATACTGAGTATAAAGTGTTCCTACTGCAATTCCTGATCCACCGTTAGTTGGATCAATACCATAAATTGCTGAATGATTATTTGCATAGAAAGGAGCGTCTACTACACTCCAAGCTTCTGTGGATGAGTTGTAAAGTTTTACTGCTATATCTGCACCAGCATTTGGAGTAGTTGTTTTAAACCAAACTGATCCAGTCGCCGCATTGTCTTCAGCAGTTTTCCACTCTGGTCTGTTGATGTGTGAAGACTGTTGGAATTTTGCACCAGCACCAATTGCTGATTTCCAATCATCACTGCCTACCTGTACCCAAGTATTTGAAGCTGTTTTATAATAAATTTTGTTTGTTACGTGAGTAGTGTTAATTGCATAATCACCTAATACTCCGATTGAAGTTAATGGAGCACCTGTCGATAAACCACCAACTAAATCATCTGTTGATGTAATATAGATTGGATCGACTGTTGTGAATGCTTGATCTGTTCTTGACCACTCAAAAATACCTGGAACTGTTGAACTTAAATCAAACCAGTATGAGCCATTTGTAGGAGATGCTGTTGGAGCAGTTGCACTACCAGTTAATTGTCCTAAGTCCACATTCGCTCTTAATACGAACGCTCTGTTAGCAATACCTAAGAACGAGTAAGCCGCTTGTAGGCCGTATTCGTTTAACTCATATCCATTTAATGAATTGCCTGATGAATCTGTATAAAATTTTGGATCTCCAAAAGTTTCTGTTAATTCTCTTTGTGAAGATATCAGATAAACTGAGTTTGCATTTGCAGATCTTGTACCTGCCGCAATGCCTGTTCCTGAACCGTTGTATTTGTTACTTGCTGTAGCAACAATTAACAATGGAGTTGTTCCTGCATCTGCTGGAACATAGAAACTCTCATTTATTACTGTAACTTCAACGCCTGGTGATGTTAGTGCCATTTAAATTCTCCTTACAAATTTGTAGTACTAGACTTATTTATAGCATTTTAAGGTTTTTGCGTCATTATCTCGACTTTTTCTGGTGCCTATATAGGGTACGTAAATAGTGTTATGCAAAGACCCTTATGCACAGTCTGTAATCAAAAACCCAGAGCCTATGGCTATAAAAAAGGAGACAAGATCTATTGGCGTAGTAAATGTGACACCTGCATTAGAAAAGAAAAAAATTTAAAAACAGGTGGTGCACCTAGATGGTTTTTGTCTGGCTATCGTAAAAAACCTCGCTGTGAATTGTGTGGATTTAAAGCAGTACAAGACAATCAAATGGACGTGTATCACGTGGATGGCAATAAAAATAACGTCAGCAGTTATAACTTAAAAACCATATGTGCCAATTGCCAGCGTTTAAAAAGCACTCAAGATTTGGGTTGGTCTATTGGTGATCTTGAAGTAGATGACTAATCATACTGTCCACACTGGTGTATAATTCTTGTAGAGTGCCGTTATTGTTAATTTCGTAATCAAATTTACAGCCAATCCAATCCCACTCTGATTGATGAGCGCCAGACGCCTGCATTTCTTCTCTGCTGGGTATTTCTCCTCGCTTAACCAGCACTATTTTTCCACCCTGTTTTCTAATGGTGTTTATTTCATTCACAAATCGTGTGTCACTGATCACAGTGTTTTCTCCACGATATCTTGCTACCAAACTGTCTACCCATATAGAATCTAACATATTTTCTCTGCATACTTCAGTGCCAAAATATTGCAGGATCCATCGAGGAGTAATTTCTTTGCCAAACTTTTCTGACCAAAAACGATCTGGCTGTTCTCTCCATTCTCGAGACTCTTTGCTATGACCTTCTAACAGTGCTCTATCCCAACCAAATATATTTGCTGTGGCATCTTTGAGACTCTTGGCAAAAGAATCTCTTTTAAAATTGTGTTGTTTAACCAATTGTTCTGCAACTGTGTCTTTGCCAGATCCAATCAACCCTACTAATCCTATAAGCATAGAATTATACTACAAGGTTTTTAATCTTTTTGCAATCTCTCTTTTGACTTTTTTTGTGGTTAATAGTAAATGTTCACGCATTTCTTTTTTGTGTGCTACATTAACCATATTTTCCAATGAAGTGACGAAGTCTTCTAACTCTTCTAGGGTAAGATCTTTAATTTTTTTCGTGCCTGTGTTTGCCATAATCAAAATTATTTAATATCTTCTTATAAAAAATAATAAGGCAATAAAAAGGATTAACCAATAATAAAACTGTATGGATTGCCACCATCAATATAGGTAGTAATTTCTTGATCTAATTTTTCCATTTCCATTTGACCTTGCTGTTTAAGTGCATCGCCATTTAGACTGGTTCCACCTTGTGGTCCAGCAATAGTACCAAATTTACCTCGAGCTTCTCCTAGTATGGTTTTACATACTGCTAGAGTGTAATCTCTAATCCATGGTTTAGAATAGATATCTCTCAACAGATTGATGTCTGGTCTATAATTATTAGTGTGTAATAACACTCTCTCAGAGTCGATTCGAGGACGCTGAGTGATTGTTAATGTGTGAGTCACGTGATCAAAATGAAACTGAATAAATGATCCAAACATCTTACCTACTAATTCTTGATAAGAAGCAAAAGCAAAATATGTGGCAAGTCCACCTGCCGCACCTGCTCTCAATAGATAGGTATTAGTATAAGCAAGGTTGAATGGTTCAAACAGTGTACCACCTTGACCGTCACTTCTAGATCCCACTGTGGCTCTGCCTATTTCTTTTACATTTATAATTTCATTTGGTAGAATGTATTTGTTTTGATCTTTCACAAGATCTAAAAAAGCATAACTTTCTTCCACTGAATTGTTTGATCGTTGACGGAATCTGTTAATAGCTCTTTCCAGTGCTATTTGATAGTGTTTAGGGTCTAATTCCACGTCAATCATGCCATCTCCTAGCATTGCTTTAACGTAATCAAATACTTCTTGTTGTGCGGTTTGTAACTCTGACATAGCAATATTTATCGTAAAGACATATTCAATAAATATGACTATATGCCAAGATTGTCACTTTACAAGCCAGAAAAAGGCAACGATTATAAGTTCTTTGATCGCACTATAAACGAGATGTTTACAGTGGGAGGAACCGATATATTCCTACACAAATACATAGGACCCTATGATCAAGGTGCTACTAACAAAGACGGTGATGCATCGCCTACACAGCCAAATTACAGTGGCACTGAAACCAATGAAAGAACCATACAAGATCTGCTGTTTTTAGAGAACAGAGATAGAAAATATGACAATGATATCTACACAATTCGAGGCATTTACAACGTACAAGACACAGACTTTAACCTATCACAGTTTGGTATGTTCCTACAGAATGACACTATATTCTTAACTGTGCATCTAAATGATGTTGTGGAAAGAATTGGCAGAAAACCCATGAGTGGAGATGTGTTAGAATTCCCTCATTTAAAAGATGATTACAGTTTAGATGCTTCTATCCCTATAGCACTTAAAAGATTTTATGTGGTAGAAGACGTAAACAGAAGTTCTGAAGGATTTTCACAATCTTGGTGGCCACATTTATTAAGATTAAAATTAAAAACACTGGTTGATTCACAAGAATTCAGAGACATCCTAGGCGATGCCACAACATCAGGCAGTGTGGCAAGTTATATGAGTTCTTACAATAAAGAAAGAGAAATCAATGATGCCATACTAAATCAAGCAGAATTAGATGCTCCTAAATCAGGGTTCAATTATAAACAATTTTATGTTACTCCAATAGATGAGCGAGGCAATGTGAGAATAGATGGTGCAAACTCAGATGAATCGATTGCTTCTGACAAACCAATCAATGCTGTCATCGACACGCCAGCCAGCAGTCATTATGGATTCTACTACAATGGTGATGGTATTCCACCTAATGGTTATGTGGCAGGTGCTGGAACCAGTTTTCCTACGTCTAATGTCAACAAAGGTGATTACTATCTACGATTGGATTTCTTACCTAACAGATTATTCCGTTTCGATGGTACACGATGGATTAAGGTAGAAGATGCTGTGCGACTAACTACTACAAACAACAACACTAGAAATACATTTAAAACAGGATTTATTAACAACAGTAGCAGTGCTACAATCAACGGATTAACAGTGGAACAGAGACAATCACTCACAGATGCTCTAAAACCCAAGGCGGATAATTAATGCTTCATTTTTACGACGGACAGATAAGAAAATTTTTAACTCAATTTATGCGAGTGTTGAGTAACTTTTCTGTTGAACTAGGCAAAGGTGCTAATGGTCAAATTACACTGAGACAAGTGCCGGTGGTTTATGGAGATTTAACTCGTCAAGTGGCCAACATCATAAGAAACAACAGTGAAAACTTCCTACAATCTGCACCAAAGATTGCGTGTTATATCACAGGTTTGACCTATGATCGAGAGCGAATGCAGAATCCTTATTATGTAGAGAAACAACATCTTAAAGAAAGAAATTATAATGATGCCACTGGAGAGTATGACAACACGTTAGGAGCAGGTTACACTATAGAAAAAGTGATGCCATCTCCTTTTAGATTGAATGTGAAAGCAGACATCTATACCACGAACACAGATATGAAATTACAGATAATGGAACAGATTCTTTATCTATTCAATCCAGACTTTGAAATACAAAAATCAGACAACTATATCGATTGGACCAGTCTAAGTTATATAGAATTAGGTGATATCAGTTTTAGTTCTCGAACTATTCCAGTGGGTGCTGACACAGAAATAGATGTTGCTTCTGTGTCTTTTTCAATGCCTATATGGTTATCACCTCCAGTAAAAGTTTCAAAATTGGGCGTGATACAAAAAATTATTATGAGTATCTACGATGACGAGGGTGGTATTAACAAAGGATTAATAGACGGTACATTATTATCGAAATCTTATGTTACTCCAAATAATTATTCAGTTTTCTTGTCAGGCAATCAGTTGAGATTGTTGGGCAGTACAGGAATTAATGTAGGTTCTGGTGGCGATGGTTACTATACTGGAGCACACGCGGCGTCTAATCTTGATCCGTTTGAACAGTTTGGACAACCGATCAACTGGAATGCACTGTTAACACAGTATGGAAAAATCACTAATGGATTAAGTCAAGTTAAATTAACTCAAGAAAATGGCAATGAAGTGGTAGGCACAATTGCAATTTCTCCGTTGGATGAAACAATTCTTTTATTCACAATAGACACTGACACTATTCCGTCTAACAGTCCTCTAGAATCACCGGTGTACACTGCTGGTTTAGGCACTGTTAACAAAATTATCAATCCATTAACGTTTAATCCTGGAACACCCACAAATGGCACAAGATATCTTATAACCAACAATATAGGTGATGCTGATAACAGTGTAGATCCTAGTGCTTGGGGAGATCTTGTTGCTAGTACCAATGACATCATAGAATACAACAGTTCTACTGGCAAATGGTCTGTGATATGGGACGCTACTGATCCAGACAGCACACAATTATACATCACAAACTCCAATACTGGCATACAGTACAAATTCACCAACGGTGCTTGGGTAAAGAGCTATGAAGGCATTTATATTGGCGGTAAGTGGACAATTGTGCTATAATTAGATTATGCAAGACAATATTATATGTTCAGGAGCATTATTTTATGCTGTCAATACTAAACGTTTTCTATTCTTACAGAGAACTGATGGTAAAACTCGAGGTATGTGGGGACTAGCAGGTGGTCAAGCCAAATTTCAAGAATCAGCATTTGAAGGGTTGAAGAGAGAAATACAGGAAGAAGTAGGTACAACTCCCACATTCAAAAAAGTCATACCATTAGAGTTGTTCACGTCCAATGATCAAAAATTCTTTTTCAATACCTATGTGATTGCTGTGCAAGACGAATTCTTACCACAACTGAATCGAGAGCATTCGTCATATGCTTGGTGTGCTTTTGAATGCTGGCCTAAAAATCTACACGCAGGATTAAAGAATACTCTTAACAATAAGAGTATCAAAGGCAAATTACAGACCATACTAGACCTCATAGTATAATATTACCATATTATGGTAAATACCATATATGGCAAAATTAGGTGATCCCACAGATTTCAGTTATAGAGTAGCAGAAGTTACTAAGATAGTGGACGGTGACACTATCGATGTAATCATCGATTTGGGTTTTGATATTCTATATAAGAGTAGAGTGAGACTGTTTGGTATTGACACACCAGAATCTAGAACTTCTAACGCAGAAGAAAAAGTCAGAGGATTACTCAGCAAAAATTTCTTAAAAGAGCATTTGAAATCGTCAAAAAAGATTGTGATCAAAACGCACAAGGGTGAAGAAACAGGCAAATTCGGCCGTATTTTAGGCGAAATTTTTATTGATGGAGTCAACATCAATCAAAAGATGTGTGACGAAGGCTACGCTGTGGCCTATTATGGTCAAAATAAACAATTGGTTGAATCTGCACACGAAGCCAACAAGCAAAAATTAATTGCGGCTGGCATTCTCAAAAATTAAAAACTACATTTAATCTGTCCGCCAGGCACAG